CGAATTCGGTGATAGTCGCTCCTATAGCTTTCGTACTCAACAGTTCGCACTTGATCGGAGTTGCGGCGGCAGACCCATCGAACGAGATTCCCCATTCGACGATTTCGCCCGTTCCGTTTGTGCTTGCCCCTAGTTTGATCTGGAGCAGCGTCTTGATCGCAGTACCAGTCGTAACCACAGCTTGCGCAGCAGTTGTCGGCATCGGTCCGTTGGCTACGAAATATCGTCCCATATCAGCCTTTCAATCCATCAAGGATAGCGAGACCCGGTCTCGTCGGGCATGACGTACCAGCGAATCATGGTCGTTTAGGTCAACAGTGCCATAAGGTCAGTGACGCTGTACTGACTGCCTGCGTCGACGGCAGTAATGCACTTGCGGATATACATGCATCGATCTACTTGTCCGGTGTCGAACGAGCCTCCATCATTGGCAGTGTTATGCCACCCGAGTTTGAAATAGCCGCCCTCACTGGCATATGGTGCGCCGAGTTGCATCGACGTATTGGAGTAAACCTGCGTACCATCCCTCCAGACCTGTACTTGCCCGGTTCCAGCTGCGTAACCGTGCTTCAGGCGATAAACCCATTTCTGGAATACGCCGGCTGTGGTTGACAGAGTGGTCAATACACCGCCCTGTTCTGTTCCGCCTAAATCCGGGCTATAGCGATACGGCAGTGAGAGTTCCCCATTCCCCACATTGCACTGGATGATGACAGACAGTTCTTGGTCCGGCGTATGAATCTGCCACATCATCTGGTTATCTGTGGCAGCTAGTGCTCCAGAAAGAATCTCCTGTTCGATGGCGATCCAGAATACCTGCCCATTCGTGAATGGCTTGTTGAACCAGTTCATCCAGTCCTCTACCCGGATGCGACCACCCTGCAATGTATCTGTAATCTTGTACGCGAACTTGTAGACCGTTCTACCGCCACGAGTTTTTTTACCGAACCGTTGAGTAGTTCCGTCGACAGTTCCCGTGAATGTGATACCCCCATCCAATGTATCTGATATCGATGAAAGTAACGGAAATTGGTTAGGACTAGATACTCCGATCTGTAAAGCGTGTGTTCCTCCTACCTGCGAGGCATTGGATACAATCGCGTCGAGAGACGCGTAGACAGATACCGCTACCGCAGATTGGATAGCTATCTGCGTGCTCCCGTTAACGCTAGCGGCAACTGCGTCTGTGACGGTGATCGTATATGAAGCGGACCCAACTGTATTTGCCGTACCGCTGATCGTTCCGTTACTCGTGTTGAGCGATAGAGTACTTGGGAGCGATGAGTTGACCGAATAGGAGTATGGGGTAGTCCCGCCCGTTGCCGTCACCGGTACATACGGCGTTATCACGGCCCCCTGAGTGAACGTCGCCGATGCGGTATTGACCTGTACCGTCAACGTCGCTGGAGCCGCATTGACTGTATAAGCTGTGGCCGATGTCAGACTAGATGCATACGAAGTCCCGCTGATAGTTACTGTCTCTACCAACTTGAAAATGTCATTGACCAGATAGTTTGCATCGACGTTGAATGATGGCGAAGCATTCGAGGCGTAAAAAACACCGTTCTTGTAGAAATCCCATCTCACATTGGCTGGAGTAGCCGAGTTTCCATTGAGTGTCCATGTTCCGGCAACGATCGGATATGTGAACCCCTTAAATATGATCCCGGCGCCTTCGCCATTGGCTCTCGTGATGGTCGGCAGTACCGTATTGACAACGGTATTCGTTCCACTGATCGTGATCGAATTCGACGCTGCTACTGCTGCCGCGGCAGGAACACTGAGGGACGATGTAGCTAGGACATCGGCGGTGATCGTGTGCCCGGCCTGTTCGGATTGTGGGGTGTACGTAGCAGTAGCTGACCTCGACCCGACAGGCACTCCATTGTCGTAGAACAGATATCCGTATGTCGAAGCGTTAGCCCAAGTACCGGTAGAACAAGTTAATTGCGTTCCCGGGTCTTGTGTACCGCTCGGGCTGATAGTCGGGGCAACTGAATTTGTCGGTCGAGTACCTGTGATGATGGCTGTCACCACACTTGTTCGGATATTCGACAAGAGCCCGTTAACGTTATCCTGCGCCTGTTGTGAACCGGAGATATAAAAGTCTAGGTCCGACGCTGCAAGCACATACGTAGTCGGCGTTGACGCCGACATCAGATAACCTGGAATCGGCGTACTGGTTCCGGCCGTCAAGTTTACACGGTTCCACTGCCTCCGGTCCGTATGTGCGCCACCAGACCCGTCAGTGACTGATCCCAATGTCCCGAAAGTCAGTGTAGAACCTACCGTTTTTGTCCCAGTTGGTACGCCTGGATCGGTGGTAACCACTGGAGCGCTGGCTTGACCTCCGATCAACGCCTCGATAGATGCGCGCCACTGTTGGAGTGTGCTCCCGTCCGAGAATAATATATTGCTCGCATCATCGGTGAACGTATGGTTTCGTCGGTCTTTCGCAGCGAGTATCTGTGCATCTACATAAGATGTATTTGCTTTCTGTGCCACCGTAGAACTTATGGTGTCACTTTTATCGCCGACCTCATCGAAGTTCGTATCCAGGTCAGCTAAATTTATCGTCCCGCTCTTCGTACCGAATTTATTTGTGAATTGCATATCACGCCGCCAGAATGCGCCAGAGTGTCGTCGCCTCGGGGGACGAACTGCCAGCAAGGTATAAATCTATCCGATGCGGGCCTACAGTCAGCGGGCCCCATGCAACACCAGTCGACGGAGCGGGTTTTGCCGATCCGCCATCGAGTCGATACGTCACCGCCGGCATGACGCCTTCACCGACCCACGACCACCTGACCACGCCGCTTTTTACCGTCGAATCGACGGGCTCATTAGAAAGCACGATCAACGGACGGCGCCATAGTACCGAGTTTGACGACGGAACAGGCACCCCGCCTTGCAATGCAGATACCGCAGCCTGCAACGCAGTAACAGCAGTGTCTAGGGCGAGAATCCGCTTCTCCGCCTGACGCAAGGTCATCGCCATAATTACGGCATCGCCGAATAGGTCAACGACGAGCAGCTCACGGTATCGCCAGCGCCGATCGTCAGGCCGCCGGTCAGATTGATATCCGAGGCAGCGGCAGCGACCTCGCAGTGAACGATCACAGTGCCACCAGCGGTTTCCAGCGTCGCAGTTGCCACTGGCGACGCATTACCTGTCGCGTTGGTATCGCTCGTGATCGCCGCCGCTGTGGCTGTCCCACCGGACGCCGCACCGAATGCCGTCGCCGCGAACGTCAGCGTCGCAGCAGCCGTACCTGGCGAGCCCGCCGAGCCGGTGAGCCGGAACTTGAGTTTTCCGGGGCCGCCCGGGTCGATCTGATCGACGATGAAATCGGCGGTAGCCGTGCGTACCGCAGTCGTGTGTGTTACTGCCATGATTTGCCCTCTGCTGGTGATGTCGACTCCGTGCCGACCAACTCGTAAACCTCGCGCTTGCCTGTACCAGCCCGGATGATCTCGATCGTCATCCGAAGCGTGGCCGGCGCGGCCTTGGCCTCATTCGGCTGTTCAATCACCGACGGCTCGGCAGTGATATTGACTGTTGCGCCATGATCCATATTCATGCCCCTTTCGCGTCTCGACCGCGCTTCACTGCTAGACGCCAATCGCCATTGCTACCGCCCGGTGATAACTCTGTATCGCGTTGAGCGATCCACAAAGAACCACCGTAGGTAACTCCGTCTCCCTTAACATAATGTGTCGCAGGTTTGTAAACGCCAGCATCGAGAACCAGACCTTCTATCTGCGTTTCACGTGAAACAGCATGCGTCCCGTTCTTGAAATCGACCACCAACGTCCGGCCGTGCACGCTCAAACTGATGTCGTCAGGCGACCAGCCGTCACGGCCCGGAGCGCCATCTTTCGGCGCGGGCAACGCTGCAATCGCCCGTTGCACGATGTCTGCGGTTCGGCGTTCGTATTCCAGCGCCATACGTGCCAGTTCAGCGTCGAGTAGCGGACGCACATCGTCGAGCGTGATGGATTTTCCATCAGCACCGCGTTCGCCATCTTTCCCTGGCGCCCCATCCTTACCGTGCCTGCCATCAGCACCGCGTTCGCCTGTAGCGCCATCTATTCCGGGACGGCCGGGTTCGCCAGAAATCCCTTGCGCACCATCCTTGCCTTGTGCCCCGTCCTTGCCATCGACACCATCACGGCCCGGGGAGCCATCTATCCCGTTGTGCCCATCCTTTGGAACAGGAATGGCGTCGAGCACTGCGGATACCCGAGCGATCACATCGGCAGTAATCGCCACTGAGTCGGCGTCTTTTCCGTCCCGTCCATCGGCGCCTCGATCACCGTCTCGGCCCGGAGCCCCGTCTTTCCCATCGGACGGTTTAGGTATGACGGCTACAGCAGCGGCTACCTCGGATCGCGTCACTTGCTCAACGATCGATCGCACCTGCGCCATATCCACGTCGCGCCCGTCCTTCGGGTCCGGGATCAGCGCCCGGACTTGCGCGACGACAGCAGCGTAATCAACCGTGGCATCTTTGCCGTCTCGCCCCGGAGCCCCGTCTTTGCCGTCTCGGCCGTCCTGTGGTTTCGGCAGCGCCGAGATTTCTGCGCTCAATTTGACGCGCGCGGATTCAAACGCCTTGGTGACCTCATCCCGCGTCACGTTCTCGGCGACAGATATCAATTGCGTAATTTCTACGCTATCTCCTTTGTCGCCCTTGTCTCCCTTTTCGCCGCGCTCCGGCTTCGGCAATTCCCGAAGTGACTTCTCGACAGCATCTAGTCTCGGAACCACAGCGGCCAAAGCGTTTGCCACGTAGCCCTTGACCGAGGCAACGATTGAATCGCCAAGAATCGTCAGTTCGGCGCGCATTCCAAGCCCTTCATGATGTGCGCGATAAATTCTCGCGCCTCCTCGGCGGCAGAATCGTCAGCCGGCATATCTGTCTTAGGCGCCGCAGCAGGAGCCTTGCCGAACGGATCAGGCCCAGCGTCTCGCTTGGCAAGCGCAGCGAGCGAGTAATTCTGCTGCTGGATCATCGGCGAATCCCCTCCATCAACAGGCCCGTAATTGAGGCGCCGCCGCGCATTGTTCGGAGCAAGGATCGCTTTATCTACGCCAACTCCTAGGGTCTCCATCAGCGTTTTCTGATCCATTCTGAGTAGGTCATCCAGATCGAAATACGTCCCGAGTTGCCGACCAGCGATCGGTGCAGCCAGACCGAGCCCATCATCCAACAGCGCCTCGATGCTTTCAATCAAAGGCTGCAACGCTTTGCTGTAGTAGGCAGTCTCCAACGCCTCTACGTTGTTGACCGGCGGAACCGCGGCCGCAGCGACCATATGCGGCGGAACGTGAAACGTCGCGCATATCATTGGCGCAGTCATTTCCAACTGCTTGACGAGTTCGGCGTCGACCGAATTCATCGTCATACCCTCGTATTTCAACCCGTCGCCGAGAACGGCCACCTTGCCGATGTTGGCCGGATTGTCGACGCCGTAGTTACGCTCCCAATGTTCCTTGATCCTCTTAGCGGTTTCCTCGCTGATCTGCGCCGGAGCTGTCAAGATGCCGCTCGGCCGCGCCATGTTGGCGAACAACTTCTCGCTGTAAGTCTGTATTTTCAGTGCTTGAGTCGCGGCGAGTGCGCAGGCGTAGAGTGGAGATAACCCAACGAGCGGGTGAAACAGGCACCATGCACGATCGTGAATGATTTCGCTCGCCGGAACCGCGGGAAGGCCCATCGGTACCTGTGCCAACAGATCATCCTGGAGTTGGTAGTAAACCGCCCCATCAGGCGCCACCATAGGCGTGACCCGTTGAGAGTCGAGCACGTACAGCGCAACAACGACGTTACGCGCGTCTCGCTCCTTGAGGATGTATGCATTCCCTGCCCCGAGTTTCGACAGAATCCATGACTCGATAAATTTCTGCCGAATTTGATATCGGTTCGGCCGTCTGAGTACCGGGCTGAATGCCGGGTTCGTGGTCTCGGACCAGATACCGAGCGAATCCTGCTCGACGAGTTGCAAGCGCAGTTTCCCGATATCCCCAGCGATGAGTGTCATGCAGGCGAATACCGTCCAGTTCGCCATCACCAAATCTTGGCGTACCTCTACACCCTGCTGCCATGCCCCGGTAAAACTCTCATGAACCACGGGCCACCAGCCACCACGCGCGTCTACGCCCTGCAATGGAGGGTTCGCCTTGAGCACACGCCCAATAACAGCGATGGCGCGGGATATCGGATTCATTCAGCCACCATGTCGCGGCGCCGATAGTGCAGCTTCGGTTTTGTGCCGACCAGCTCGGCCTCTAATTGTCTGACGATGATGTCGTTCGCAGTTTCTGCGTGCGCGACACCAGCGATTTCTGCTCTACCAAGAATCACGAGAACCCTAGTATCTCGCGAGTCGACCATGAATTCGTCTCCGATACATAGATTACGACCAGCGTATCGAAACGCATGGACCGCAACCATCTTTGTCTTTTGCATTACTACCTCGAAAAAGAGCCCCGAACGCGAACGCTCGGGGCAATACCTGTAGATCAGGTCGCGAGTGCACCGTAGTTGGCATCGCCGATCCACGCCACCGCAGACGTGCGGCGCTTGGCGAAGTTGATTCTGCGGACCACCTTGAATGCCGTACTCTCAGTCTGGAACATCGACATCAGCGTAGCCGACGCCGCTACAGGCGTATCGCTCGCACCCTGCGGCGCCGAGTCCTGCTCGATCGTCGCCTCACGAGACATCGACACTTGGACGCCAGTATCGCCGATGCGATATATATCCGATGGTTTCAGGAGAATAATATCGTTAAAACCGACATTATCTCCAGTAATCATCGGATCGCCCATCAGCGTGCCTCCATTCGAAGTCAGGCCCGGGAATTCGATATTCCCAAGGGCGTTGACCATGAGCGAAAGACTCTTGGCTAGGCTCGGCGTGGTGACGAACGTCAGGCCGCTCGAATTCTTCGCCGCAATGAATGGGGCGTAGAGCGAGCGGATATCCTGCCGTACCGAGTCTGCGTCGTCGCCGGCCGATGTAAGGGCGGTTACGCCATTCAGCAGACCAGCCGGGGAAACCCCTGCACTAGCTGCCGTAGCCGACAGGAACGTCGTGTCGATACGCTGTGCACTGGCTTGAGCCAATGCGTCACGCACCAGCATTTCACCAGAAGGATCGCTGTCGGCCATCCATTCGTTGGGAACTGAAGTAAGCGCGCCCACTTTCAGTGGCGTCAGGCTTACATTCATGAAATCGAATGACGTGGCTGGAATTGCCTTCGATTCTCCAACCCAGTAGCCGGTCCCCTGTCCGTCTTGGCCCTTGATCATGACGTTGGCCGGCACGCTGCGTAACGGCAGGCGGTCGAACACCGTCAACGAGTACAGGAATTCCTGGAAGTCACCGGTATAGCGAGTATCCGCCGTGACCAGTTCCGCACCCCACTCGCCGGAGCCTGATCCTGCGCCGGCAACCGCAGCTTTGATCAGCCGCACAAGCGTCGGATTGGTTTTACCCCAACGCTCCTCGGCGATGGCCACCGGGGAAACATCGAGTTGCCGGCTCATCGCCCGCGCGATGATCATCCGCGTAAAGTTTTGGCCCTTGAACTTCTCGTCCTGGTCCTGCGCCTTGACGAAAACATGCCCGCGACTAGAAGTGCCGGCGTGTTGGTTCGTGCCGTCGACCGCCTTGGCGTTCGACGAGTTTATCTGGTCGAATCGCATGCGGCGGATGTCGTCATCGAGCGCCTTAACCTCGTCGGTAAGGGAGTCGAATTCCGACGCCTCGTCGTCCGTGCTGCGGCGGTCTTCCGACGTCCACAGTTCCTTGAGTTCATTCAGGCGCGCGGCCTTTTGCGTGCGCTCTTCGCGCAGTTCAGATAGCGTTTTCATGGTATTACCTTTCGTTCGGGAATTGAAAAACCCGCCGGAGCGGGTTTGTTTCTGGGTACCCGAAACGCCGGGTGGATCTCGGCCGGTCGCGGCCGCTTTGATTGTTTGGATACTTGCATCTTGGTTCGCTGGGATCGTCACGGCCGAGAGTTCGAGCCATTCCCACTTGAGGAAATGTCGACCCCATCTTGAACCTTGGATGTCAGCGGTCTCGATGTCGTTGAATCCTATTGACAGACCGCGGACAAGACCTGACTTGATGAGCGCCCACGCCTCATCGATGAATGGTAGGACGCCGCGGGCGATCTGCGCTTTGATGCTGATCCCGGCATCGGTAACCTTGGCCGCGATGACGTGACCGATAGGCTGTTTAGAGTCGTGCTGCCATAGAAGCGGAATCGGCAATTTGAACTGCGCGCCCTTCGGATCGACGATATCTCCCATGCGATCAGTCGATGGCGTACTAGCGATTCCTTCGATGATTCCGGCGTCATCGAACGACTTAACCTCGAATGTAGAATATGCTCTAAGCATTGCGATTCCTATGCAAAGAAAACCTGATACTCTTTAGGCGCCTCGGGCGCGGTCGGCATAACTCCGATTGCCATTGCGAGTGCAACGAGACCGTCTATTCTCCCGGTCTCGCGCTTCTTGACGAATTTGCGGTTCTCGGCCGGATCGGTCAGCACCGTAGCGTTGTGGTTGCACATATTCAGTACCGGAT